GCGCGGCGTCGTCCAAGGACAGGCGCACCGAGACGCGGCGGGTGGCGTCAGCCATGGGGCGTTTCCTCCCTGCCGCGTGTGGCGATGCCTTCCGCCATGCCGATGCGGAGCGCCATCAACATTTCCGAAGCGGCCCAGCCCTGCGCGCCGAGATCACGCGCGGCGGCAAGCGCATTGGCGAGGTTGAGGGTAATGCCGGCCATGCTGGCCTCAGCACAGGCGGTGCCGGCGGCCCAGCAGGCATGGGCTTCGACGCTGAGCGGCGCGTGTGCCGCGTAGGGACAGCTATCGGCGCAATCGCGCGCGATGGCCGCGCAGCCGCGACAATATTCGGGACCGCTGCCGAAATGCCATGCGGCGCGGGCCCTTAGGCGTTTCCCTCGGTGGCCACGGCAACGACTGGTGAGGTTGCGCGGTCCCAGAAGGCGGCGGCGATGTCATCCAGATCCATCAGGCGTTCGACGGCATCGGGGGAAAGCGGCAGGGGTTTGCCGGCGGTATCGCCGATGCCTTCCCAGGCGAGGATGGCGTGGCGGGCCAAGGCCTTGACCAGGAAGGCGAAGGCGAGACCGCGGGCCATGTCGGGGTCGAGGTCGGGCTCGGCTGCGCGTTGGGCGCTGAGGCGTCGGGCGGAGGCTGCCTGGGCGGCGGCCATGACAGCGGTGGTGACGGGGCGGATTTCCACGCGGACGCCGCGTGGGAGGGCGAGCCAGTAGGGCTCGGTCGGGAGGTCGAGGGTGAGCATGGGGCGTTCCTTTATGATCGGCCTTGACCTCAAGGGGTCGAATGGCCAAGTTGGACAATGCTTTTCAAGGAGCGTTCCCGTGCCGAATGTCAGCCTTACGCCAGAGCAGCAGAACTTCATCGAGGCCCGGGTGGCCTCGGGCCGTTTTTCCAGTGCCAGCGAAGTGATGCGACATGCGCTTCGGCTGATGCAGGAGGCAGAGGAACGCCGAGAGCGTTTTGTTGCTATGCTTTGCGATGTCAGCGAACGAGCGGACCGTGAAGGCACCCTTTCTGCTGAAGAGGTGGACGAGGAATTGAAAGCGGTGATTGCCGCAACCAAGCGGCGCGCTTGAGTCCCGCCCAAAGACGGGCAGCGGCTCGCTTCACTCGCGAGGCATTGGCTGACCTCCGAGCCGCGATTGGCTGGATCAACAGGGAGGATCCAATAGCCGCTGACCGGCTACGCATCGCGGCGAACCAGGCAACTAAGGCTATTGGAGAACATCCACTCATTGGTTTTGTGCGCACTGAATTCGCGCCCGAACGGTTCCGGTTTTTTGTGTTGCGCCGTCTACCGTATCTGTTGGTCTATGAGCCGGAGAAGAACCCACCGCGCATTTTGCGGGTGGTGCACGCTTCACAAGACTTAGCTGTGCTGCTTACTGATCTCCCAGGCGAAAGAAACTAATCAACAAATCGACGATAGGTTTTTGGCCAAGCACATGGATGGGAGTGGAAGGATGATGGCGCAGAGTCCGCATAGTGATCAATTCGATAGAGCCCTAGCGAAGATCAGGACACTCAATAATCCTGGATCGGTGCATCAATTTATGGATAACGTAAGGCTTCAATCTGCGAGAGGACGCTTAAGCCAACTTCAAGCGGACGCGATGAGGTGCGCCGGATTACGTCGATTGGCGGAACTTGCGGGTCAAGACGCCAATGATCCGCTGACGCGGCGCTGGATTGAAGGGCTCACAGCCTTTGAGGCTCTCACCGGCAAACCCGCATCGAGGACGCGTCCCATGCTCCAACGCCATGGTGCAAAGATTGCCTTTGAAAAACTGGTGGACCGAACATCCGGTACCTCGGGTTTTGAACAGATGATTGAAGCGGGACTTCACGATATGACCGCAGAGTGGATCGTGCTTGAGTTCAAAGACGTGTTCGACGACCGCATCTGTGAAATGGCAGAAGAAAGGCTTTCCTCGGCTGGAGTAGAAAAGCGACCGTGAGCGTAAAAGGCGCTAGTACCCTCACCCATACTCCGCCCCCGCCTGCTGGTTCCTGAGCACCACCGTCATCATCCGCCCCGCCGTCGCGTTGAACGCAGCCCTGAAATCAAAGCTGGCCTCCACCCCCGCCGGCCCTTCGATCGGCGTCTTGGCCAGCGCCAGATAAACCTCATGCAGCGTGATGGTCAGGCTGCGATTGGCATCCATCGTGAAAGCCATGGCGAATTCCGCCGGCGTGCCGCCCTGTGCTTGGCCCAGCAGCACCGTATTCTCAAACCGCACCGTGATTTGCCCGGTACAGCGCGCAATGCCGGGATCCACACCCTCCACCTTCCGGTCAGCGCGGATCGTGCGCACCGTCTCCATTCCATTCGAAAAACTGATCCGCGCGCCGGTCACTTGCGCCAGCGCCGCACCGGCTCGCGTGATGGAACCCTGCGCCTTGTTGAAGGCCGTAAACGCCGCTCCGCTTGGCGTGCCGCCTGAACTCGCCGCACCGCGGAGTGACCCCTGACCCAGCAGCCCAATCGTCGCGCTGGCAGCACCGGTGGGCGTGAAATCCATCTCCAGTGTATCAGCGCGCACGCCCGTACAGACATCGTAATTCGGCACATCGGGATAGCCGATTTCAATACTGTTGGAAGGCAGCGCCGCAAGGCCTGAGGCAAAGCTATGGATGAAATTCGGGCTGGTGCCGCTCGTGGTCGGTGGGCCGAACAGCAAGCGCAGCCAATGCCCGAAATTGATCAGGTCAATCGGCACCACCGCCTGGCCTGCCACCGTCACCGTATCCAATAGCGGCGCGCCAGTGTCGCGATTGCCGCCAATGCCAATCACATCCGCATCCAGCAACGGTTGCTCCGCGCCCAGATTGCAGGACAGAAAGGGCATGCGCCGCCAATTGCCACTTGGCGCAGTGCCATAGCTGGCCTCGGGAATCATCAGCAGGCGCGCATTCGCGCCAATGGCACGGGGCATGGGGTTTCTCCTGGTGGGCGATCAGGCCAGCGGTGAACCGGTGGCAGTAAAGAACAGGGCAACAGGTAGGCTCGCGGCACGCGCGCTGGCCGCGCCTTCGAATTCGACATCCTCGATATCTGCGCTGCCGGGCTGCGCCCATTCCACCGCACCACCCAGCATGGGATCCGCAGTGATGGCAGCGGCGATGGCGACCAGCAGCGCATCCAATAGCGCATTATCCGCCGCCAGCACTTCGATCTCCGCGCGGTGTTCAATGGCAAAGGCCAGCGGCGAGAGGATCGGCGTTTCCGAGACACTCTCCCCATCGCGCAGCACCACCAGCCCGCCCGCGGGCAGGCGCTGCGGCACGGTTTCATTGCGGCGTATCACGGGCGCTGGGTTGCGCGCGGCCAGGCTGGCGTTCAGGCGCGCGAACAGGGCGGTCAGGGCGGCTTCGCGCAGGCTCATCGCTGCCTCCCTGCCTCGGCGGCCCAGGCCGCCACAAAACGCCCAGGCAGGCGGCGCAGGCCACGCTCTGCCGCGCCCTTTACGTCCAGGCGCTTGGTGAGCTTCACCTGCGGCAGCAGAAGAAACATCGGCACCATGCCGCGCGCGAGCAGCCCGCGCGCCCAGGCCTCTCGGCCACGGCGATGGGCGGTGCCGATTTCTGTCACGCCGCCGGCAATCAACCGCAGGCGTTGGCGCCGCCGCCCTGCCTGTTCCCCGGCGCGTAGAGGCAGGCACCAGACAAAGCCGCGCCCCGATTTGAAGGGCCGCAGAAAAGCCTGGCCCGAGGCCACCATCTGCGCCGGCGTCACGCGCATGCCTTTCTCGCCCCGCCCGCGCCTGCCACGCGCGGCGTTAAAGCCGGTAGGGATAGCTAAGAATTTGCGCCCGCCCTTGGCGCGGATCAGCGCGCCACGCTCAAAAGCATCAATCACCTTGGGCACCTTGGTGAAGACCAACCCCGCAGGACGTAGTGACTGGCCCGTACGGGGAAACACCATGGACCGCCAAGCATTGGCGATGCCGCGCGCATTGCCGGCAAAGGCGGTGGTGACTTGTTGGCGGAGTTCGGCTTTTACCTCGGCGGTCTCGGCGCGTATCGCGGCCATGGCAGCGCGTTCGCCCGCGCGTAGTTCTTCGGCCAGCATCTTGCGAAGATCGCCGACCAGCTGCGCGCCAAGCCTCATGCCGTGTGCCTATCGCTGACAAAAGACGCGCCAGGCCGTGCCGGTGGCGTCGCGTTCGGCATGGCGGACGGTGAGCACTTCACCGCCGATCGAGAAGGTGTCGCCTGATGCGATATCAGGCAGGGTGGCGATGGCGAGCGAGAGAATATCGCTGGCGGAGATCATCTCTGTCCCGAATGCATCCGCCATGCGGTCGGGCGAGGAACGCAGCACGCGCAAGCTGATCGGCGCGCCAGTACCGCCCTGGCGATACTGCGCATCCACGCCGAGATGCGCATCAGCGATCAGGCTCGCCATGGCCCCACCAAAGGCGCTCATCGCCTCAGCACCTCGACAATGCGCGGCAGCGTCTTTTCGGCGGAACGGCCAATGACGTAGCCACCAAGGCCGATCTCGACGATGTTCCAGAGCTTGAGCGCTTCCGCTTCGCTGATCCCAGGCGCGGACCAGCCGAGCCAGCGCAGCACGATCAGGATCCCGAATGTCAGCATCAGGATCGGCCGCCAGCAGGCAGCGAGCCAATGTTCCGATTGTGCCTCGGCCTTGATGATATCGGCGGCGGCCTTTTCCAATTCACCCGCGCGCGCCAGCAGGGCAGCATTCAGTTCCGCCTCGGCCCGCTGCCGCGCCTCAGCATCGGGGAATAGGCGTTTCAGCGCATCGCCCAGGATCGGCACCAGCGCGGGCAGCAGGGCGCCGATCATGGGTACTTCCCCCGGTCCAATTCGAAATGCGGACCATCGGGAAAGCCTGGCCAATCACCGCCCCAGGTGATCGCAACGCCAAGCTTTTGTGCGGCACCCTTCATGGCGCTGGCGAGTTGCGCATATAGCGGCCATGTGTGGACGACCCCCACCTCGCAAGAGGTAATTTCGGATCTGACGTTGTATCGGTCGGGTGCAGCCATGTGTCCGGCCTGTTTAA